TTAAATAGCGATGATCTGCCATTCTTTGCCTCGGTCATCATTATATTTGTCGGTCATTTTCTGTGATTTATGACCAAGGAGCTTCTGAGTATTGATCCCTTGCTCTCGATAGAGTCTTTCCGATAAAGAACGCTGTTCATGAAATGAAGGTGCCGATCTTTCCGGCCATGTTAACCCGCATTTATCTCTCGCTTTTTTAAAGGTTGTGGTTAATGTGTTTGCTGTAACTTGCTCACCTCGCTGTGCTTGAGAGGTCGTATGGCGATAGTGCACGAGATATTGGCTAAGAACGGCATCACGACATTTTGAAATGACTTGTTTAAGTGTCATATCAATCGCGTCACACTTAATCGATAGAGGAATGGCTAATTTAGAACCAGTCTTTTCTTGCTCTATATGCAACATATCATCCCAAATATCTGAAAATTTCATTTTAGCTATATCACCGATACGCTGACCAGTGACAATAGCCAGCAACATACCGCACTGTAAGTAAGGTGGGTGGTTTTCGGCTTGTTCATAAATAACTTTCCATTCTTCGAACGTTAGGCGTTCACGTTTAACTCTATTACGCGGCTGTTTTGTGGCAAGCGCTGGATTATAACCAGGAGGAACGTGGCCTGCATGTTGCGCTTCCTTAAATACGTCGATTAAAACCATACGTACTACTTGAGCCATTCGGTCATGGCCTAATGCTTTCACTGAATCAGTTATTTTTGCTATTTCCAATGCTGTGATGTCTTTTAGTGAAAATAACCCACAGTGTTGTTTAAATAAATTAACTGGCTTAATTTTTTGCTTGTATGAATTAAGCTTTAATTCGCCGAGATCAACACGCTCTTGTTGTATTTCTAAGTATTTATCCACCCAATTAGAAACGCTGATCCCTACTTTTTTATTTTTAATATTTGATAGGCGATCATTGATGCTTAAGATTTGCTTTGTTTGTTGTTCTGCAATAATTGTGTTTGCCTGTGATGCAACAAGAGCTGCTTCATCGGCATCCGTACCGAGGCTGTGAAATACGCTAGTTAAAGGGTGTTTGTACTGCCAGTATATTTTTCCATTTCGCTTATCTAATTTTCTGTATAGATTTGGAATGGTGATTTTATGAGAACGTGGTCTTGCTGCCATCTGATAAAATCCTCAATAATTTTTCATTTGCCTGTGTTGGTAATTGAGGTTTAGAAACTAAACCTACGTACCTTGAATCACGATCAATCATCCAACGTTTGCCAACCTTTAAAGCAGGGGGAATCATCATGTTGGCTTTGGCGTATTTAATTAAGACTTGCTGGGTTGGGGCACTATCGCCAAATTCTAATTGTGCCCATGCCTCTAGCTTAATCATTCGAGACATCATAGCCTCCTGTGATATTTTTTCTCATCCTGGTCTTGCCTCATCATAGATAAAATAATTTTATCTGCAGTATCACAAGCATGTTTTATTTCAGCTTCAGTGCATGGTCTGTTTTTTACACTGGCAGCTAACTTGCCTAACTTAATATCGAAATCAGTTAATAATTGTACCCTTGGTGCCCAAGGAATTAATTGTGGTTCTTTCATGGTGGTTACTCATTGGTTTTGAATAAACCACCATGCTAATAATAAATATAAAATAAAACTGATTATGCTTAATCAATTATTGGCCCGAATAATCGCTTCGATGGGATAGCATTCAGACAAAATACCTCGTTGAGTTAGGGCGTCTTTATCCATTAAACAATTTTGCTCATCGGGATAGGTATAGCCGTTAGATTTATATAAACAATCAGCACCGCTGCAAATTAGCAGGAATAAACCATAAATCATTGTTTACTCCTTTGTAGTTCTGACTGAGTAGGTTGAATTTCAATTTTGATATTTGACGGCAGGTCATAGGCGACTTTGCAACGTCTATCGGTTGAAATAAAACCGTACGATCCATCGGGTAGGGTGATTTTTACTTCCTGGTCTTTTTGATGTTCGTGTCTTAGCATTGGTCTTGCCTCTTTCGTGACATGTCACGCTAGTGAATAATAGGTCTAGTGACAGGGTAGCCAAGTTGAAGTAATACGGCTTTTTTTACCATTAATAGCGTATGTTCTTCTTGGGTTGTCACATGCTCAGTTGTATCTGTAGACCACTCTACGCTGCACTTATTGCTTTCTTCATCGTGAGTAATAATCACTTCAAGTTTCATAGCCATAATGTCTCTCCTGACAATGCGCCCATTTCTGGGCGCTATAGGTATTAACGAACCATCAATGAACGGTCACCAGTTTCCAAGTGAGCACCGGGAACGTCGATGCCGTTTTCGATAGCCTCTTTAATGGCTTTTTTGTCGGGTGCCGTAATGGTTTGAACATCGACTAACTCATTAGGCAGTGCATCTTCATTATCAATGATGACACGAACAACACCAGCGCGAGCCGTGAATGTGTTTTTAGTTGTTTTTAACTTATCCAAGCCTGAAGTTAACAAGCAATCCAAGGCATATTTTTTCAGGCTCTTAACCTGATTTTCGAATGACTTTTTACGGTCTGTTAGACGTTTGGATTCTTCATCCAATGTTTTGGCTTGACCTTCTAAATTACGGGCATGAAGCATAATTGCATCAAGCTTATCGCCTAGCTCACCTTCGATACCGACCAACGTATCGGCGATATCTTCGGCGGTAAACTCGCCAGTTTCGACGAGTTGTTGTAATTTGCTGTAGTCAGCAGCCATTGCAATAGTAGTTGTCTTGGTCATTAGATTGCCTCTTCTTTTTGTTTCAGTTGGTCTAAACACTCTTTTTCAATTTCATTTAACCGGCGCAGACGACCGTTTAAATATTTTTCATATTCAGTATCACCACGTTGTTTAGCTAATTTAGCGTGGGTTGAGATTTCACGGGTAAGGGTTGAAGTAATACCACGTAATTCATTTGCTGTGACAGCACTGCGCATAGTCTCAGTGTGTCGAGAGAATTTCTCGTCTAACTCTTTACGAACGCGAGTTGTATCTTCGGCATTGTCTGTCGCTGCTTTGATTTCATACTCGAGTTTATTGCTTGCAACATATTCAGGGTTATCATGCATTCCCATATAAACGTCAGAGCTAAAGCCAAGCATGGAAAGGGCTTTTTTGATTGCATCTGTGAGTGATTTTTTAAACACTTCACCGTCAACCTTAATTCCATAGGTGGTTTGATAGCGGTAAGGTGTAGCGCCGTAGCTTTCAAATTCACCTCGTGTTTCACATTCGATGGTGTACCAAAAGCGGATCTTGATTGAGTGGTTTTGTTCGCAGAATAAAGAACCGTCACCGTCTCGTAAAAAACGCGTTGCGACTTGTTTGTTGCGTTCATCGAGAACCGGTTCAGAAAGAGGCTTGCCGTTAACAAATTTCTCTTCAACGATTTCATAACCCCAACCTTCACCGATAGGGCCGAATATTTCAGTGGCTCGCATAAACATATAGGTGCTGTTAATACTGGTTCCGGTATAACCAACCCCATCAAGCGGTTTTGTAAATCGCGCATCAGTACGCTGCACTCGTTTCCAAATATTGAGGTGGTCATTATTACTATCGATCACTTCATCAATGACTGCTGCGCGTTGTTGAAAGTCATCTTGTTCAGCGGCAATTGGCGTAGGAACAACAGGTGTCTCAATCACAACTGGTTCTTTTTCTACTTTAGCCGGTGTGTCTTTTTTCTTGCTGGTACGCTTTGGTTTCCCTGTTTTAGCCGGTTGCTCAGGTGTTTCATCATTAGCCGGCTTAGCATCTAAATTATCAACTGCAAAACGACCACTACCGAGTGAAGTTACCTTAGGGTTATTGGTACCAAGTTTTGAATCAATAAACGCTTTACGGGCATTCGCATCATCAAATATTTCGGGCTTTTCGCGAGCCTCGGCCACTAGTGCAACGATGTTCTCACGAGGGATATCTAGAACACTAGGGAAGGTACGTAAATCCATTGATAAACGCTTCCATGCTTTATCTTCAGCGCTGATGAGTTCTTTTGCTTTGCGAATATCTGCGCTTTTTGCATCGCTTTGTTTAACATCCATGAGAGCGAGGGCAATTTCGAGGTCAAGAGCGGCATAATCACGTTTAAGAACAGGCTCATCTTCAACGGGAGGTAGTTCAGGTTCCTCGGTTAACCAACTTTCACCAAACGCCTTAGCTTCTTCGATAGTGACATTATCGTCAGCATACTCATAAACCGCCTGCGCGATTTCCATCGTGGCTTCAGCATCCATTAATGAAACTTTGGTGATTTCAGCAAGGCCAGTGGCGATATGTCGAATCTTTGGCGCTTCTTTACTTTCATTGAGATATTTCAATGTTGAAGTGTATTCATTATCAGTAATTTGAGTTTTACCAAACATCAGTAAAGCAGCTACGCGGGGTTTAGTGGCCAGCTTTTTAAATTCTTTATATTTAATGGGTTGCCATTTTTCGCCGTCAAATTCATTTTCAACAGCAAATTTTTCATCGAACTGATCGAGCGCAGGACGAGGGGAACCGACAGCATCCTCACAAATAATCGGCTCATCGATATTAAAATTATCCATGGAATCAGGGTAGGCTTCCGATAGCTTAATCATTGCTGTTGCTGCCGCAATTTTGGCATTCGCTGCATTGAAAGCGATGGTTAAAGGTATAGCGCCATTGGTTCGAGCCTCGGTCGTAGGCTCAAATACACAGATAAAAGTTGTCATTGGTCTTGCCTCTTAATAAGGGATTTGTTCGTCAGTTTTAGAAATGGGTTTGCCTTCCAAACAGAGCAGCATCTGGATCTGGTCTTCCAGTAGGCTTGATTTCACCTGAGCATCAGCAAGAATTTTGCTTTGCTCGGCTTTGAGTGAGTCAATCTCTAATTGAACTAGCTCAGTATTTGACGGAGCAGTAAAGGGAATGTCGATAGTATGCTCAGCAATGACAAAGCCTAAACCAGATTCAATATCATATTTAAATGGATAAGGGCGGTATTTGTATGAGCCGTCAAATTGTTTCTGAGCATGAATGTATAAGGTGACACTTAGGGTTTTAGGTTGTGCTTTCATAGCAGCTCCTTTAAAATAACTGTGATCAGTGATTTATCATTGGTCTTGCCTCTTCTAGCGTTTGGTCGCGCTAGTAGAACTCTCGGTTAGCTTTGGTCGGCGACCCGAGGTAAAGGAACCCACTTCGGTGGGTTTTTTTACATCAATATTTATGTCTATTTCACTTAGTCATAAATGCGTTCTGGTGTTGGTAAATATCCATTTCCATATTTTCATAACCAAGAGGTACAATTAAATGTCTGAAATAAATGAACTCAAAGCCGAAATTGAAAAAATGAAATCTGAATTAGTAGCAAATAAAATTCTGATTTCCGCATTGCTTATACATGTTGCAGGCTCTGATAATCTTCCTGACTTAATGTTTAAAATACCTAAATTAACGAAAGCATTAGGTGTAAATGAAGATGATGAAGAGGTTCAAACACACCTAGGCTTTTACATTAAAAAATTGCTTGAACGAGGTAAGTATAAATAGAATCATTTACCTCAGCTTCATCATCTAACTTTGACGTTGCTTCATGAAGAATTGATACAACGGTTTTAACTGTTTTTGCTTTACATTCGCCAGTGTTATTTTTTGTGCTAGAAAGTAGAGTTTCTAGTGTTTCACTGGCGATATTTATTACTGCATCTTTTGAGTCAATCATCATCATTTTCCTCTTTAAGTAGCCCGTCTTTCCGAGCTGTCAGGTCTTGCCTTGTAGCTTTGGTCGGTAACTAATTAAATTCCCTGGTACTGCAAAAATTCACTGTTATGTCGTGGTAATCATGAAAGGTCGCGATGAGAGCTTTGGTTCTCCTCCGACATAACAGCAAAACTAAATTTGGTTTGAACACCGGAGTAAACACTTGCTGTGATGTGTTTCATTGATATCTATTTAAAACTATAGTTGTTTTAATGTCAACAACTATAGTTGTAATTGTGTGGGGAAGGAGGAAATAAAAAGAGATTTATTGCGTTTTTTGCTGATAAATAAGCAATATTTTTAATTAACTTCGGCGGTGATCTCGCGAATTATGTGCTCAGGAATACTGTTTGCTGGGTCGATAAAGGCTAATCGAGTGGATTGTGTGGTTGTAAGTGAGACTATAATATTATGTTTTATCAACAAACGGATAATATTTTTTACTAAAGAGGCTATGTTTGGGTCTATCAATTTATTAATTGATGAGATATTAGAAAAAATATTCTTATAAAATAATTCTTTGATATATAAAATCAATGATTCAATATAGTCATAGTCACATTTATAAAGTACTCCATCACTGACAATTTTAGAAAAATCATGCTGATAAATTTTATCCCAAAATATTTTATGTTTTTCGAAGGTTACTGTTTCAGCATATTTGCTTGATTCTGGTGATTTACTATCCCAGTTTATTACTCCCCACTCGGCTTTTGTGAGCATAAATCTATCAAACAGCCTATGATGAGTGGGACAGAGAAAGAGTAAATTATCAGTCGTAAGTTGACCCCCTAAGCGTGCGGGGATTATATGGCATTTATCAATAGATCTATTTTCACCACAAATTTGGCAAGGGGGGTTCCTCTTATAAATAAAACCTTCCCATTGAATCTCAGCATATTTTTTTGAATAAAAATCCACTGAAAAATCTTTATTATCAGAATCTTGGAAAAATGATCTTAAGATGTAATTTCTTATAGCAAAAACATCTCTAAGATAGGAGTCTTCAATTCGATAACATTTATCTGAAAATTCTATAAGTTTAGAATCTAGTTCAGAAATTTTTTGGTGAAATAATTCAATCTTTTCAATGTAGTTTTCTATTTCTTTCAGTTCAGATAAGTCACAAGGGTAGTGTGGGGCTTTTATAAAAATATCTTCCATACTAGCTATCCATGATACTTGTATTTTATAGACTGACTTACTAGAACTTTAGCTTGTATAAACATCCCATCAATGCTTGATTTTTCTAAATGCCAAGTTTCATATTTAGGATTATCAGAAATAACAGCTAGGCGTTTATATTGCATTTGGAGTCGCTTTATATAGAGCTGATTATCTAACACGAAAACATATATACCATCGCCATCAAAATGATTAACGGTTACATCTACAAAAATTTGATCCCTAGGTTCAAAGGTGCCAGCCATTGAATCACCTTTTACGGTGATTATTTTTATCGTGCTGGCTGGGCGACCACCAAACAAACGTTTGGCTTCTTCTGCTGAATACTCAATTGCAGTAATGGTATCTATAAAGTCGTCTAAGACCATAACCCCAGGGCCTGCACTTGCTTCAATATCAAGAGTTTCTACTTTATAAGCATCGTGTTTTAGAATTTGTTTTACTGGAACAGTTTTACTATCAGAAATAATTGCACTTTCACCTAATCCAGAAGCAAGCCATTCAGGGGAAACTGATAAAGCTTGAGCTATTTCAATTAGTTTTGTCGATGTCTGTGCGTTACCCGATTCAATTTTCTGAATTGCGGCTTGTGATACTCCAATAGCATCCCCAAGCTTCTTTTGAGAGAAGCCTGCTTGGGTTCTAGCTTGTTTCAGTCGCTGTGCAAGGGTCGTTTTCATGATTCTAAGGATACAACCTTGGTTGTTGTAGTTCAAACGAATATAGTTGTTGATAAAAAACAACTATGGTTTTATTATTCATTTAAAACAACTGGAGTTTTATATGAATGAAGCAATTAAAAATGCCATTGATATTGTAGGAACACAGAAAAAGCTTGGTGAAGCATGTGGATTAACTCAACAAGCTATTTTTAAGTGGCTACATAACAAGGCGAAAGTATCACCAGAGTACATACCATTGATTGTTAAAGCTACAAATGGACAAGTAAGGGCACAAGACATTCGACCAGACTTGCCCCATTTATGGGACTTAGGTAATCAATATTGGTAGTGATATCTATTTTTTACACACTGGGCGCTAAGCATTTTCTAGGAATAGTGTACCTACTAATGATTTTAAAAACTGATTCCTAATAATCAATTTTGCGACAGGAGACGCAGAGATGAGTTTTGATATCGATATTGTCCGCTCTGAAATTGAGAGTTGGGCGACAGAACATGGTCAAGAGCACGTAGCGATTGAGATAAGCCGTGCGTACTTGCAGATCACACGAGACAAGTCACAGAGCCGCTTACATGTGATTGAAGATGAACGAGGCCAAGCGGATTGGAAAGCGATTAATAACAATCGACAGCAGATATTTCGTTGGCTGCGTGGCGATTCCAACGCATCGATCAGAAAGTTTGCAGAGTTGATGCCAGCGATTGAAATTGCATTACCGGCTACAAGGCTGGCTAGGGTTCGTGGTGACACGATGAATTATTTAACGTCAATTGCGATACAACGTTTTGCTGAAGCAATGACAGAAATTTTATTAGAGGGTCGTGACATGTCACGCCAGATTAATAATGCAGTTAATGCGCTTAATGCGATACCACGCCAGACCAGCGTGCATTAATTCAAGAGGCAAGACCAATGCTAAGAACAATTGAAAAAATCACATACCGCAATGGTTTTTTGTTGAACGGAAAACCCGCGGATAGAGAGAAAATCGAAGACGTTTTCGAGGGTAGAAGAGCAGCTGCGCTAAGCGTATGGGAACAGTACGAACAACAAAAACAAAAGCTGCTTTCAAAGAAACTCACGCCGGAGCAGTACCAGAACGCCTGCCGTGATATAGCTAAAGCGCTGGGGGTGTGAAGTGAGACCATCGGACTTATTGTTAGATTTTGGGCGCCCAGTGGCTTATTACCCGGGATTAGTTAAGCAGTTTGGTAGTGTAAACGCAGTGATATTTTTTAGTCAGATATTTTATTGGCAGGATAAAACTGAATCTGAATTAGGTGTTTATAAATCTTCTGAGGAGATTGAAGCTGAAACAGGATTGAGTTATCGAGAACAATTAACCGCCAGAAAGCATCTTGCTAGTAGAGGCATTCTGATTGAAACCAATAAGCGCCTCGAGCATAAGATTTACTATCGTATTGATTGTGATGAACTTGACCGTGTCATGTCACAACCTATTGATAATCTCCCAAATGCGCAAAGCGCAACTGGGGAAAGTCACAATGATGATTTCGCGAAACAACAAAACGAACGGTCGCCACGAGACAAATTCGACGGTGGCGGTGAAACAAATCCGCAGTTCGATCCTACAGAGATTACTACAGAGAATACTACAGAGATTACTGATGGTACGTCAGGTGAACCTGACGACAACAAACCCTCACCAAAAATTAAATTGAATTATGAAAACATCATTGGGTCATACCACGATATTTTGCCCGATATGCCAGCTGTCAAAGTGTTGACTGACGAACGTAAGCGCAAACTGAAAAGCTTTTGGGTTAAGTTTAAATTCAATCAGGAACGCTGGATAAATTATTTGTCGTACATTGAGAGCCATTGCCGGTGGATGATGGAGGATCGTGACAATGGCCGAGGTGGTACATGGCGCCGTAAGAATTTGGATTACCTGATTACTGAGCGTTGTTATGTTGCAGTCAAGGAGGAACGTGCCAATGACAAATAATTTATTTGTTCCACCAAGCAGCCTTGAAGCTGAACAAGCTGTACTGGGTGGATTGATGATCAGTACTGATGAAGACAAACGGCAGCATGTTGTCTCTCTGATTAAACCTGAATCATTTTATCAGTGGTCACATAACCGGATATTTTCTGAGATTGTGAGACTGATTAAAATCAATCAGCCTACCGATGTGATTACCGTGAGTGACTCGTTGAGTGCGAACGGTGATTTAGATAATGTTGGTGGATTTGCATATGTGGCAGAGCTTTGTCGAATACCGTCAGCCGCTAACATTGTTAATTATGCGCGTATTGTTCGTGATAAGGCAGTACAGAGATACGCCATTAACAACCTCAATACTTGCGTAGAAATGTTGATGACAAACGATGGTATGGATATCAACGATAAACTTGGAAGTATCCAGCAAGTGGTTTCTAGCATCATTGAGCATGCAAAAAATGGGAAGAGAAAAGGGTTAAGATCTGCCCGTGATGTTGTTGGTGATTGGATTAGTGAGGTTGAACGTCGTTTTGATGATCCTCAGAATGCGGTTGGTTTTACTTTAGGGATAGAATCACTTGATAGCATAATGGCACCCAAACAAGCGCTACGAGGTTCTTTAGTCGTCGTTGGTGCCAGACCTAAAATGGGTAAAACAGCATTCTACAATCGTGTAGCGACGCATTTTGCACTAAATCACCGACTCCCCACGCTGTTATTTAGTTTAGAAATGACAGACAGAGGGATCATCGAACGGATGATCGCCCAAGAAGGCGGGGTGTCTTCAGACATTTTTTATACTGGTGCGCATGATGAAATGGAAATGGCTCGTGCACTGGCTAGGGCCGAAGAGATTGCTGAGTCGAATATGTACATTGACAGCACTCCGGGCGTTGATCTGAACCACATTATTTCAGAATGCCGCAAAATAAAACGAATCAAAGGGCAGGTAGGGTTAATTGCCGTCGATTACTTAACCTTGATTAAGGCGGGCAATGCAGAACGCCGTGATATTGCTTATGGTGACATTACGACCGGCTTAAAAAACTTAGCTAAAGAAATGGACTGTGTGGTGCTTTTGCTTACCCAGCTAAACAGGAAACTGGAAGAGCGAGCTGATAAACGACCTACCGCCGCAGATAGTCGCGATACAGGTCAGATAGAGCAAGACTGTGATGTATGGATTGGCTTATACCGCGATGCGGTCTATAACAAAAATGCAGACAGTTCACTGATGGAGATTATTTTACGGTTAAACCGTGACGGTAATACAGGCACAGCATACGGGCAACTAGTGGATTCATACATCAAAAATATCAGCCAAGGCGAGGCTGAGCGATTGGCGATGAAAGGGCAGGGGAATAACCGTTCCTATGCCAAAAAAGGGCAACAGGACACACAAGAGTTTTAAGTGAGTATTTCGGCCAGACCAAGCCGTGACCATTAAGATAGAGGCAGACCAAATGACAATTAAAGACCCAATCACCGGCGAATCACTCGTTCGGTGTAATCACCCCATATTACCTGATGATGGTTTGGATCATATACCATGCCACATTGAGCGTATTCAATCAGCTGCGCGAGCCAGAACTAAGGCGCCATATCAGCAAATTTTGAAACCACAAAAGCCGAGGTAGTTATGTCTGGGCAATCAAGTTACTTGCCTGATGGACTGCCTCACAATCGTGCTTTGTGGTCAGAAGAATATCGCGAACTGGAGCAACTTGATTTATTCGCTAGCCGGCTAATTCGGCAACTGAAAAATCGAAAAATAAACAGAGAGCGAGTGCTGGTGGAAATCGAAAAGGCGCCAGAGGTACATCGAGAGTTTTTTAGAGATAGGTTGAACTATTGGCGTCAATTAATGCAGGTATGAAGCATACACACTTGGAAAAAATAAAATTACTCCCATCATATAACTAAACATTTTATAGCGGATATAAGACCGTCTTGTCATAAGGTTATTAAATGTAGTTAGTTGGAGTGAAAATGAAAAAATCGGTTTATAAAGCAAGTGGTTTATGGGACGAAAAATCTTTCATAACTCTTTTCGTCGCTTCAAGCGAAAAAGATGTACTTTCAACAATAGCATTTTGGGCAAATCTAAATGGCGCTAGAGTAGATGAGTTATCTATTGAGCGTTATTGCTCAGTGCATTAACCAAATTGATATGAAGAGGCAAGACCAATGGCTAAATCAGCAGCAGAGCGCAAGGCTGCCCAACGCAAACGCCAGCGTGAAGCTGGCTTTGTTACCCCGCAGTGGCAAGTTGAATCAGAAGAACATGAAATGATTAAGCGTAATTGTGCATTGCGTAGACCAGGACGTGATTCCTATGATGAGAGTGAATATATTCAGATGCTCATACGGAATGATGATACAAGACTTCAGCGCGAGATTGCGGAATTATCCAATCGTTGTTGTGGTAAATGTGGTGAACGGTTACCAGTGATGGAATGTTGCCTTGATGGTGATTCTAAGTGCTGGATAACCAAGGGGTGGCACAACCTTAAATTGGGGGTAGAATAGAAAGAAAAATAGGAGCTAATAATGCCATCTCTTTTTTCCGAAATACAAAATGATATTTTAAATCCAAGTTCAAATATAACGGATATTTTACGTAAATGTTCAGTGTTAGCATATAAGATAAACAACGACACATTTATTAAATGGACTGAGTTAGAGTTGGATGGATATGATGGTGATGATGCAATTCCTGATTACCGTATAGTAGGCACTGTAATTCGAGGGGACTTCTCTAATAGAGCAGGTGCGAATCACTCTGCACTGCAAATTGATAAGCATTTATTGCCAGATTTTTTACAGGATAGTTTTGGTTCAGGGAAAGTTTACTATCCAGTGTCATATATAGAAAGTCTACTTTCGTACTCAGCTGATGATGATCCTGTAAGAGATATACCCATGTCAGCTTTACCTCTATTCAATAGGTTATATCAAGGTTTCTTTTGCACTAGAGCATATGAGATTTTACCAAGGATGGCTTGTTATAGCGTAATTGATTCTATAAAAAATAAAACACTTAGGTTTTTATTGGAAATAGAAAGAAAAATAGAGAATATTAAATTGTCAAAACAAGACGAAAAAATAGTGACTCAAACCTTTAATAACCATATTTATGGTAATGCTAATGTAGTAAATGCCAGTGAAAATTTTAGTCAGAATTTACAAATTCAATCTAATGAATTGATTGATAAGTTAATTTCTGAATTAATACAAATAAAAAATCAAAGAGTAGATGCTGACGTTATTGATAAGGTGATTCCTAATCTTGAATCAATGAAAGGTATTAAAGACAAATCCATTATTATGGAGAAACTAGTAGATATAATGACTATTGCTGGAGGGGCTGCTTCTGTTTCATCTGCAATAATGCCATATATTGAGCCAATAAAAAAATTATTCATGTAAAATTAGATAGTTATCATTTTTGCAGAAAGTAAGATTTCTGATACAATAACTCTCATTGGTCTGAACACCCAATCCTAAACACTTGCTGTGTCTACTGAGAGAAAAAGTATGGCACAGCATGGCTTTATCAAAATGTCTAACGACACTCTTGTACCGGCTAATCCAGCGGCAAGGGATTTTTTACATTCCAAAATCAAGTGTGGTGATGTGCTTTCGGCTGACTTCAAGAAAGCCCGCAACCCACGTTTTCACCGTAAATACTTCGCACTACTCAATCTAGGGTATGAATACTGGGAACCAACCGGCGGTACCATTTCGCCTGAAGAAAGAGAATTGGTTCGTGGTTACGTTAAATTCCTCGCTCACTACACCGATAATGATGATGCCCTCCAATCCGCTGCAGATGTTTATCTCGATGATATAGCACAGAAACGCGCTCGCAATATTTCAGCCGCTAAATCCTTTGATGCCTTTCGCTACTGGGTCGTTGAGCAATCTGGTCACTATGAAACTTTTGAAATGCCAGATGGCAGCCTACGCCGCGTCGCTAAATCAATCAGCTTTGCAAAAATGGATGACCTAGCCTTTGGCGAACTCTACAAAGCCACGCTCGACGTGCTTTGGAACTTCATTCTATTCCGTAAATTCCCTACACAAGAAGCAGCTGAAAACGCTGCGGCTCAGTTATTAGATTTTACTTAGAGGCAAGACCAATGACCAAGAAATCAAAGACCAAAGAAGATAAACAGTGGCTATCAGATGTGGCAGAACTTGGCTGTATTTGCTGTCGAAATATGGGGTATGGACCATCACCAGCAGAAATCCATCATGTACGAGCAGGGCAGGGAATGGCGCAGCGAGCTAGGCATAAAGATGTTTTACCGTTATGTCCTCCTCATCACCGGGCTAGTTATGATACCGGCTTTCATGCGGCACCCAAAACATGGCAAGAAATTCACGGTAACGAAATCGAGTTATTAGAACAAACGAAAAAAGAAGTAATGGAGCTGCGCGCATGTCGAGTATAAAAAGTATTTCTGATGGTCTTACACTCGATCCAGAGCGAGAAGTATGGTTACAGGGTTGGTTATCTAAATTTGGTGCTTGGGTCTATAGTGGTCGATTAGAAAAACGGCAGAGTAGTATCATCGCTGAATTTATGGCTACCGTCGAAAGACGCGACTATCCCGAAAGGGAAATGTGTAATGACGATGACGGAATGTTAATCACTAAAGTGGTTGATAGAATTTATCACATAGACAGAATAGCATTTACATTACTGTTACTACGTTATGCTTTTGTGAGTTCTGATCGTGCTATTGCCCGTTATTATTATGGCATCTCTCAACCACGACAAATGGTCCGTAGAAATCGAACAATTGAATATAGAAGACCCTCAATGTCTACATGCAGACGTGAATCGAAAGAAATCATTGCTTATGCGGAGTATTTAATATACCCACATCTCTATGATGCGTTTAAAATACGCGAAAATGAGTTGAAAAAGAAAAATAATAGCAAGAACGTGTTGACTTCTTCGAGCCAATGATCCACTATTTACGTATAAGTTGCCGTTTTAGTAACCGTGACGAATTAACCCAGCCAATGTGCTGGGTTTTTTGTTTATTTTTCAGAACGGTACTTCATTATTTTTTCAAGAATTTCGTGTTTTGTATCTTGCTCTATCCTATTTAAATACTCGTATTCTGTTTGCGCAGAAATACTCTCATTTATTGTAAAATAAGATTCGTTATTATCCTGCGCCATCTTACAATAGATAGAATGTAGATACGCTTTATTCGATGTGTTCAGATCTTTTCTGCATTTGTGATAGATAACTTCGAGAAGCTCCTGATTTGTTCCTGCGTTATACAGCTTAGATAAATTCTCATCAATACAAGCATCTGCGGAATCAAAAGATGTTTTAAATTCATTATAAATAGTATCGCAGTGAGATTTGTCTACGCCAGAAAATTCATTTTTATAACTACATCCACTAAGAGCAATAACTGCCCCTATGAAGTACAAAGCTTTTTTATTCATATGATTTCCTTAGTTATAATTCATAGGTATTTAAAGTCTTTATATTGAGATTGTCAAAAGAACAGGAATTATTAGTTTTTGGCTCGTCATTCATTGAGTAAATATAATACAGGCAATCGTCGGGAGAGGTCATGCGTATGGATAAATATAGCAATGCAGCCTACGGTAGTTCTGAGCCTACAGAATGTTTTTGATTTGACATGATCAGATAAGGAAAAGCGCTGCCAGTCGCTCAACTGGCACTTATTCTAAGCTGCGCAATGCGTAGCTTTTTTATTATCTAAATTCCATAGAGAACAAATAATTTATGAGCACATCAATAGGGATAACCCTCGGTGCTGCTGGTGGCGGTGCTATGGGTGGGTTCCTTATTGGTGCCGACTATGGCGTCGTGCTAGGAGCTATTATCGGAGCATCAGCCTCAGTTATTGCATCCAGAGATAATAACCGGAGAAAGATACTTCATTTTATTTTAGCTCTTGGTGCGGGGATCCTTATCGCTAAAGAGGCTTCCGATGTTATTTCGCAGATATGGAGTTGGGATATTAGCCCCAAAATAATGGCAATTGTTATTTCGGCATTACTTATCCCTGTTCTCGTTCTTGCAGCAAATAGAGATAACCTCAAAAAATTATTTAGCCGTACATTTACCTCGATAGATAAAAACTTCAGCAGTATCACACAAGCCATTAAAGATTGGCGAAATAAAGGAGGTAGCTAATGAGTACCGTCCTTAATTACTTAAATAGTATTTCGCTATGGGTAGACAGTCACCCACTAGAAACTGTCGATGTTTTTCTTTTGCTGGCGTCTGCAATAACAGTGTTTCTTTGTCGGTATGCCAAACATCGTGACTCTATTGTTGGTACCGCATTGTTTATTTGCTGGGTTTATCAAATATACGAGACCTTAGTTGGTGAGCGTATCTCTGCTCCATCAGATGTGCTTTTTGATGGCGTCATCTTCCTCGTTATTTTCTCTGCTGGTGGCAACATTATGTCCATTGTTGTTATCAGCAAACTTATAAAAAAAGTTAAATCAATCGGGTTGCTGATGATGCGACCTTTTACTTTCAAGGTGAAAAAATGAAATTAAGTGAGCATTTCGATAGTAATGAATTTGCATGTAAAGATGGATGCGGAGCAAATCAAGTCGAACCAAAGTTGGTTGAAATTCTTGAAGGCGTTCGCGCCCATTTCGGCAAGCCAGTAATTATTGTAAGCGGTCGTCGTTGCACTAATCACAATAGTAAAGTAGGTGGTGCTCCTAAATCTCAGCACTTATTAGGTACGGCGGCAGATATCAAGGTTAAAGATGTAGCGCCGAAAATGGTCGCTGATTATCTTGAATCTCAGTTCCTTGATAGCTATGGCATTGGTCGCTATAAGACATTCACACATATCGATGTAAGAGGATATAAAGCACGATGGGGCAGCAATTAAGTATACTAACCAAAGCGTTAATGGCTGCTTGTGCAATCTTGTTGTTCTGGCTTATCTGGGTTATGAATGACTTTGATAAGTTACAGGCTAAATATGACAAAAAGTCTAACGAACTATCCGCAAGCCAGCTACTAAACAAAGTAACCCAATCCGCAATAACTCTTCACTATCAAGTTTCACTCAATAACATCAAAGCAAAGCAACTAGAGGACTCAGAACATGTCAAAGTTAAGACTGTTATCAAAACAGTGCTCAAAGACAATGAGTGCGCTAATACTGCTGTGCCCGATGATGTTGTTAGTGAGTTGCACAAGTACAAAAGAGGTATTGATTCCCGTTCAGCCAGTACCGATACCCCCGCACTTAACCGCTGACTGTGAACAGCCAAATATCCCTGAAAACGTGGATTGGGGTGATATGCCGCAACTGCTCGTTGGTGCTATGAATTCAATAGCAAAGTGCAACCTCGACAAGAAAGCCATTCGAGATATTGAAGCGGCTAGAAGTAACTCAAAACCACATTAGAACTGACTGTTTACGTTAATACCAATCAGTAAATGCTCTTGCAAAAAAAATTAAATTTATGAAAGTAAGAGCGCTTAACAAGTAGATAGAGAACTTCAAAAAAATAGTCATTACGTCTGATGGTTTTTTATCTTGAGCAATAATGAATAAGATACAGACAAGGATAGGAAGAAATATGACTAAGAGAGTAATTGGATTGGTATACATATATTGATACTCCCTCTTATGCAATGAAAAATTAACCTATTAGTTAAGTATATTTTTAACAGGAAAGCAATGCGGGAAATTGAAGTTGATAGGTTAGGCGTCAAGAATGGAAACGGCTAGAGCGATGGCGTGCTCTGGTTTCTTATTCCGTAGCCACAAATAAACAACTACGGCAGCAACGAGCTTAATTAATAATTCAGTAATTCGTACCATGTAAATCTCCTAAGTTAAGGTTATCGATGGGGTTGGTTTCCCTATATGAGTACCTGTTTTAACTTGTTGATTTAATTTGGTATGTATTTTGCTTTAGCAATGCGTGAAATTTGACGCTAAAGAAATGCCCCAGACATCGGGGCAAAGTAGAGAATAATAGTTCATGAATGTAACGTCACTATACGTTAATCGTTAATGACCACAATCTGAAAAAGGTAGTAGTCTCATGCGGATATTACAAATCTGAGCCTCGCTAAATGCGGGGATTTTTAATGACAAAAAAATAGCCTCCATAGGTTAGAGGCTGAAAGGATTGGGGCTTATATGAAAAAAGGACTTATTGCGATGGAGCCAATATACCTATCCCAAGGTCACGTAACGAAAGCAAAGGTAAAATAAGGTTACGTTTATTCAAGGTTTGTAATCAGTAGTACGCATTTCACCCTGAGCACCACATGCACACACATCTAAAAAACATCGAGCCAATATTTAGGTAATGAGTCTTTGTCTATCAACGAGTGCAGGAAACAAAGAAAACGTTATTCAACGATGAAGTAGCGGAATAACCAATCACAAAGCCAGTTCGAGTGAGCCGGCTTTTTAATTTGTTATGAGGGAAACATTATGGCTAAGCCGGATTGGAGCGAGCTACAAAAACAGTTCCTGTCTGACCATGCTATATCAGGAATATCCCCGAAAGAGTGGTGTGAGAACCAGGGACTTAATTACGCAACTGCACGTCGATATATCAAGATATCAAATGCGCAATCTGCGCAAAAAACTGCGCACAAGAAATTGCGCACTGCGCACGAAAAAGAATGCGCAAAAGAGCCTGTACACAATAGTGATATACCTATTGCGCAGAGTGGTGAACAAGATAATGCGCACAATGATGAAAACACGTTTAACCTACGCAACTACGGGCTTAACGATATGCAGTTCAGATTCGTCAATGAGTATCTTGTCGATTTAAATAGGACGGCAGCTTATAAGAGAGCTGGTGGAAATGGCGAAGGTAATACTGCTTATGTTGGCGCTAGTCGGATGTACAGAAATGCTAAGGTCAATCGCGCAATTACAGACGCACTAGCGGATAGGGAACGCAGAACTCAAATAACCCAAGATGCTGTATTAAAAATGTGGTGGGATATTGCGACTGCAGACGTTAATGAGCTAACTGAATATCGTCGATTGTGTTGTCGTCACTGCTGGGGCTTTGGTTTCAATTATCAGTGGCGTGATGCGGTCGAATATGAAGATGCTGTGAAAAAAGCCATGGCAGCAAATAAACCACCTCCGCAAGATGTTGGCGGCTACGGTTACGATGATACGTTAGATCCTAATCCCGATTGCCCTCGATGTAATGGCGCTGGAATTGGTCGTGCGCATTTTCATGATACGCGTGATTTAACTGGCGCAGCTCGTCGCTTATTTGCTGGTGTGAAAGAGGGTAAGTTTGGTGTTGAGGTTATCACTCGTAATCAAGACGATGCGCTTAAAATGGTTGCACAGCATTTAGGGATGATAAAAACCCGAACTGAATTAACCGGTAAAGATGGCGAACCTATCAAAACCGAAGTTGCAAACATGACTTCACAAGAAGCCGCAGACGCTTATAAAAAGCTAATGGGCTAATTGGTAAAAATAACTGTTTAAGCCCCAAAATAGGCTATGCAAAATCACACCTGTTTTATGCATGCTTTATTCACTAAGAATTTAAGTATTTTTGATGGATAACATAGATTAATGGTGCTTACCTGCAGAAACTGAATCGAACCTGTTTTCCGTAGGGCGTGTAAGCACCATTATGTTAAATAAAACCTGTTTTTCGGAAATGAACAATATGAAGTGCAGGAAGGATTTTAGCTTCACTATGACCTTAACTTATATTAAGTTAGTTAGGTTCGATAATTGAAAGGAACGCTAAGTGACGAAGTTAATATTTTTCATGCCAATTGTTGCGATATTTATTACATCCTGTGGAGAGCATCAATCTGATGTTGAATTCTTTGTAGGCGATAAAAAAGCATTATTTAGTTTTTTAAATAAATGTGACAACGTGGAGTTTTGGAAAAAAAATAAACAAACGTGTAAGAATGTCGAAGAAGCTTTGTTTATAACAACTAAAAACGATGTTTTTTCTGAAGTATCCAATTTTGTAAGTGATGAAAATGAAACTATAGATAGATATAAAAGAGGAATGGCATGGATAGAAAAAGATTTTGAGCCAGATAGAATAAAGTCTTTTGATGACTTTAAGTATTCTGCTAATGCTGGGTATGCTCCTGCGCAATATGAATTAGGTCGTATTTATTTCGATTCTTTAGATGTTAAAATTGAGTCTGAAATACCAGAAAGTTATCATTACCTAATTAAAATAGGTAAGGCTATTGCTTATTTTGAACTATCAGCAAAACAAGAAAACTCAAATGCTCAATATAGACTATACTATTATTATGATGAGGCTTTTTCTCGAACTTACCCAATAGTAGAAAACTATGAAACTGCGAAAGCTAAAGCATTTTATTGGCTGGATAAAGCTGAAAAAAACGGAAATTATAGTGCTAAATTTGTTATGGCACAAAAGTATGATTATTGCAGCAGTCCTGTGAAAGCAAACGATAAAAATAATTGTGAATTTTTAGAGAACTACCATGAAAATATAGCGAAAACTATCGAACTATATACTTTTTTAGCGGAAAATGGTGAGTTTTATGCAATACGTAGACTTGAACAAATATATCGTGAAGGACAATACGGCATAGCAAAGGATGAAGATAAAGCGAATAAGTATCTTGAATTGATAAATTTGCGAAATAAATTTTATGGCTACCCTCTTTTGGAACGCTAGTATAAGCACTATACGTTTGGGGAGATATAAAAAATAGGTTATTTTTTCTTACTCACTGTATGTTTGTTATGAGTAAATTATTGACAATAAGAAATTTACTATGCCAATCCCATTTCCGTTTGATTTTAAAAATCCTGATTATAGGCAGGTGTTTGAATGGCGAATGGAACGATTAACCCGTATTCGTCAAAACCCCGAAGCTATACCTGTGCTCAATGCTTATTACAAAGACAACCCTGCTCAATTTATCATTGATTGGGGAATGACCTATGACCCGCGAAATCCTGAGCGTGGTTTACCTTCTTATATTCCATTTCTGCTATTTCCTCGACAGGAAGAATGGGCTGAATGGTTTATGGAACGGTGGAAATCACAAGAACCAGGCATTACAGAAAAAACCCGTGATATGGGAATGAGTTGGTTAACGGTAGGCTTAGCTTGCACAGTATGTAATTTTAATCGTGGTATCAGCGTAGGTATCGGTAGCCGTAAAGAAGAATATGTCGATAAAATTGGCGTGCCTAAATCGTTGTTAGAAAAAGCTCGTATTTTTATGTCTTATCTACCGGCTGAATTTCGTTTTGGCTGGGATAGAGCTAAAGATGCGCCCCACATGAGAATGAAATTCCCTCACACTGACTCAATCATATCAGGTGAGTGTGGTGATGGTATTGGGCGGGGGGATCGTGCGAGTTTTTATATTGTGGATGAAGCCGCTTTCCTTGAGCGACCCACTTTAGTTGATGCGTCATTGTCAGCGACAACCAACTGCCGACAAGATATTTCAACGCCTAATGGCAACGCTAATAGTTTTGCTATCCGCAGGCATAGCGGAAAAATACCTGTATTTACGTTCCACTGGCGTGATGACCCACGCAAAGATCAACAGTGGTACGACAAACAAGTTGAATTATTAGATCCAGTTACTGTAGCGCAGGAAATTGATATTGATTACAACGCGTCAGTTGAAGGAGTGATTATTCCTTCTGCGTGGATTCAGTCTGCCATTGATGCTCATATCAAATTAGGGATTGAACCCACAGGCAAGCGCATGGGGGCGCTTGATGTTGCCGATGAAGGTATTGATAAAAATGCATTTGTTTCAGGCAAAGGAATATTGGTTGATGCTTGTGAAGAATGGAGTGGCAAGGGTGCGGATATATACCAAACCGTTGTTAAAGCCACTAACTTAGCTAGTGACTATGGCTGCAGTGAAGTTTTATATGATGCTGATGGCATTGGTGCTGGTTGCCGTGGTGATTCAAGACAAGTCAATGAAGAACGGAAGCGGTCAGGGCTTAATCCAGTTGAATTCTCAGCATATAAAGGTAGCTCTGGTGTTCTTAATCCTGACAAAGTTCTAATGAAGGATGCTACCGGTAGAAATATCACTAATAAGGATTTCTTCCAAAACTTCAAATCTCAATCATGGTGGCACTTACGGACGCTATTTTTAAATACTCACAGAGCTGTCAATGGGATGGAGTATGATGCTGATGAGATAATTTCTCTATCTTCCAAAATATCATCATTATCAAGATTAACCTCCGAACTGTGCCAGCCAACCTACAGTAAAAACTCGTCAGGTAAGATCGTCGTGGATAAAAAGCCTAATGGCGCTATGTCCCCCAACTGTGCGGATGGCTTAGTGATTCTAAAATCCCCTGAGAAAAAAGGTGGAGGTTTCTTTACAACTAAGAGGTAATTCTATGTGGCCGTTTAAAAGGCGAAAAATTGCAGAGCAGATTGCACCGCCTAAGCGGTCAGCTTTTACAACTGATTTGTATCCTGCGCTAGCAAAAGAAAACGGGTTTAATGGATTAAATTTGCCTCAGCCGGTGATTAACGGCGTGGGGATGGACAGTATTGATACCTCCGTGCCGTCATTTAAAGGTGAGCAAGTTTACGGTGTACCCGAGTCACAGGCGGCTTGGTATGCCTCGCAAATGTTTATTGGCAATAACATGTGTGCGATTATCGCTAAGCACTGGCTAGTAGATAAAGCCTGTAATATGCCTGCCCGTGATGCTATTCGTCAGGGTTATGATGTTGATTGTGATAACGATGACGACAGAGCAATCAGTAAGAAGTTACGTAAGCGTGATAAAAAGTATCGCATACAGCATCATATGAAAGAGTTGATTCACTTTGGGCGCGTGTATGGCGGTCGATTAGCGCTATTCGTAGTGGAAACCTCAAACCCAAAAGAGTGGTACGAAAATCCCTTTAATATCGATGGTGTGACTAAAGGGATGTACAAGGGGATCAAGCAAATTGATCCGCAATGGGTAACGCCTGATTTAACCGACTCAAATATCCAAGACCCTGCCAGTATGGATTTTTACGACCCGACCTATTATGTGATTGGTGGTCGCAAATACCATAAGTCGCACTTTATTAAATTTGTGCCATTTCCCGTACCTAACGTGCTAAAGCCGCTTTATAACTATTTTGGTGTGTCGGTACCAGAGCGCATCTATGAGCGTGTCTATGCTTCCGAACGTACAGCCAATGAAGCACCGCAACTGGCAATGACCAAACGGTTATTAACTATTGGCATGGCTGACCCTGAAGGAGCAGATAAAAGTACTATTCAGGAGAACATGATTTATTTCATGGAGATGCGCGATAATTATGGCGTGCAGGTTATGGGGAAAGAGGACGTTGCACAGCAGTTCGACACCTCGTTAGCCGATTTAGACGCCACCATTATGACGCAATACCAGCTTGTAGCAGCAGCGGCAAACGTACCCGCCACTAAGTTACTCGGCACTACACCTAAAGGGTTTAATGCTACTGGTGAGTATGAAGAGTCTAACTATCGTGAAGAACTGGAAAGTGTGCAGTCGAACGACTTAGACGAACTCTTACAGCGTCACTACGACATGTTGATGCGCAGCGAAGATCTACCACTGGCTGAAATATCGGTCACGTGGGCGCCACTCGATAGCCCAACGGCGGCAGAGAGTGCAGATATTGAGTTGAAGTCTGCTCAAACGGATGCGGCTTTAGCGGCTACTGGCGCCATTGATGGGTTAGATATTCGTAAAAAACTCGCAGTCGATAAAGAGTCGAGCTATTACGGTATTGATGTAAACGAGGACGATTATGTCGAGGAGAATACGAGTCCGAACAAAAAAGGCAAGGTGGGCAGCCTCCCGACAAACGGTATTGAAGGGCAATCCCCTGCAGTATTCAGCAGCACCGTCCAGTCGTTACCAGCGTGACATGTCACAGTTAATCAACTCAATGATTAAAGACTATGAAAAAGTGTTTAGTGAACTGAGTGATGATTTTGACGGTGCCACGATGGACGCCAGCATTGCGAGTCAAACGCGAATTTGGCTCAACCGGTTAAAACGCAAGTGGGATAAAATCTTTACGACGCAGTCTAGCGCTATGGCAGATAAGTTTGTATCCCAAGTAGATATTGGCGCTCAGCGTAATTTAGACGACTCTCTCAAGCAGCTATCCGGCGGCATTACAATTAAAACCCCTGTAACGCCAGAAGCGTTAAAAGACAAGATGATAGCCGCCACGGCTGAAAATGTTTCCCTGATTAAATCCATTCCTACTCAATTTCATCAACGTATTGAAAGTGCGGCGTTGCGCTCTATCTCACAAAGCGGAGAGGGGGCTAAAACGCTGCTAGATGAAATACGGGATATCGGAAGCGTCACGAAAAGCCGAGCGAATTTTATCGCCGTTGACCAAACGCGAAAAATCACGACTGCGGCGAACTATGAGCGCATGAAATCAGCGGGAATTCGTAAAGCTATTTGGCATCACTCCGGTGGAAGTGCCGAGCCTAGAGAGTGGCACCTGCAGCTAGACGGTGAAGTCTTTGATTTAGATAACCCACCCATCATTGACCCAAAAACGGGCGAGCGTGGATTACCGGGGCAATTACCTAATTGTAAGTGCTTTTGGTCACCCGTTATCGATTTTGGCGAGGAGACATGACAAAACGAACCTATGACAACAACGGCTGGCTCGAAGTAAAAGACAACCCCATCTCTAAAGTTGGGGTTTTTGATTATTTGGGGGCAGAAATTGGTGCGCCGGTACCCGATAAAATCTATCGCGTATTGCGTCCACCCGAAGAATTAGCCAGCGAAGAGACGATCAACTCTTTCAAGTTAACCCCGTTCATTATTGAACATGAAATGCTGGGTAAATATGCCACCCCAGCGGAGAAGAAAGGCATTCAGGGTGTTATTGGCGAGAACGTGTATTTTGATCCACCGTATCTTAGAGCCAATATCAAAATCTTTTCTGATGTCGCACTTAGCAATATCGACAGCGGCAAAATCGACCTTTCACCCGGCTACCGCAGTAAGTATGAATTTACCTCCGGTATTTATGAAGGGCAGCCCTATGATGCAATTCAGCGTCACCTACGTGGAAATCACCTCGCATTAGTGGATGAAGGGCGAACCGGCCCTGACGTCGCTGTGCAAGATCACCTCGTTATCACTATCGACACAAAGGAACTTATTCGCATGAACGAAGAAGAAAACAAAGAGAAGCAAACCGCTGATGAAGGTGCGTTTACAGCGGAGCAAGTCACTGCGCTGAAAAGCATTATTGCAGAGGTGATTGCACAAACTAAGCCTTCAACCGACGAAGATCCGGATGAAGAAAAGAAATCCACTGATGCTGATCCTGAAGAAGAGCAAAAAGCGGAAGAAGCCGTAGAAGCTGCCGAAGTTGCAGCGGAAGAAGCTGAGTCCGGTGACCCTGAAGCAGTCGAAGTCGCCGAGGTTGCGATTGAAGCGGCTGAGGAAGCGCTGGAAGAAGCTAAGGAAGAGTTAGACCAAGCAACGACCGACAGTCTAAATCGCCGTATCAAGCGTCTTAAACGTGGCATTACTACGATGGATGAAATGGCATCCCTTAAGCGAAAAATGAACCGCTTAGAAAAAGCCAAACCGACCATGGATACCGGCGCGCTGTTAAAGCAAATCGGTGAGCGTGATTCATTAGCGCATAAGTTGACCCCGTTCATTGGCGTGTTTGACCATGCTGCCATGACTAAGCAGCAAGTAGCGGAGTATGGCGTTGATAAGCTCGGTATTCAATGTGGCAAAGGTAATGAATCCATTGCACTCGATGCGTGGATGCAAGGGCGTGTACCGGATTCTCAGAAAGCTACGGCAACGATGGACTCTGCGGTTAGCAATCAATCAATTATGGATAAATGGGGAGCGAAATAATGGCAATTCCTAAATCAGTGGCGCATGGCTTAACGTCTGGTGTCGTGGGTGAAATCAGCCATGCAGGCCCGATTCGCGCAGTAGCGGCAATTCTCAGTTCAAAAGATGAGAAAGAAAATATTTTCGGTCGCGCTTTCACTTACAAAGATGATTCCGTTGAGTCTGTTCAAGTTGGCGGTGATGGCGCATTTGCTGGGATCATGATTAACCCGAAAGCATATCGTGTTGAAGTAGGTTATGCACGTAACGGTACGCAAGGTGAGTTTTTGGCAATGGGCGAAGTCTATGTCGAACTCGAAGAGGGGGTAGGTAAGATCAATGCGCCAGTTATCTTTGATGAAACGGACGGCTCACTTTCCTCCAAGCTTGTTCCAGCAGCTGGCGACCGCGTGATTGGTTTTGTTAGTCGTCACGTTGAATCCAGTGAATCAGCCCATTTGAGCGTTATTCGCTTAACGGAAATCCCATACCCAGTGGCAGTATAGTCAGAGCTGAAATTGCATCCCCACCGGATGTCACGCTGACATTAAAAGCTAAAACCAATAATGCCACCGCACGAGAAATGGTATCAACATCCGGTTCGGCAATAAGCAAGCTGAGTGATATTGCAAAGAATATCGCCCAAGATTGTCATGTGAAACTCGACTTTCAAGCCACTGATAAGAACATTGCCAACTGGTATTTTTGCGGATCGGCACTCAGGCAAGTCGAAAAGCTGCAAGAAGCTGGCAAGGTCAAAGCGTTTATTGATGATGATGTGTTGTATGTCAAAGACCAAGATAAGGCTCTAAGTGGTCGACTGCGTATTCTTAACCAAAAATCCGGCATGGTAGGCATCCCAAAAGCCACTGAAAAAGGCGTTGATGTCACTTATCTTATTGATGGTGAATCTTCACTGGGTGGCATGCTTCGCCTTGAAAGTAAGTTTAATCCTGCACTCAACGGTGATTACATTATTGAGCAGTTGAAGTTCGATATTGCTTCTCACGACGATCCTTTTTTCTATCAAGCGACCTGCAAGCGTGCTTAAGTCAATTTAGTCCAGCTTAAGTAATTAAAAACCAATTTTATATCAAATCATTAGTTTTCATTGTGACTAATTGGAGTTTTACTCTCGGTTTTTAGTCCGTCGATTCTCTCTAATGTAAAGGTAAGAAATGAACCAGCCCAATAGTGATATTGCTAGCGAAGGCAGCTTGACAGGGCAGCTCTCGGTTGCATTTCGCAATTTCCTGATGAACATTGATGACATGTTGCCCGCGACGGTGGTGAGTTATGACGACCAAACCAACCGCGCTGTTATCAAACCTTTAGTGATGATGGTTTCCACTGAAGGGCAAAAAATGGGGCGAGCTGCGGTACCGAATATCCCTGTTTTTCGTTTTGGTGGCGGCGGCTTTTTTATTCGTATGCCAATCAAAGCTGGTGATTTTGGTTGGCTCAAAGCCAATGACCGAGACGTTAGTTTGATTTTTCAGCGAGGCGGCTTGGAAGATGAACCCAATACAGCGCGTTTGCATACTTTCAGTGATGCCATGTTTTATCCTGATACGCTCAAAGGCTGGCTGATTGATGGAAAAAATGCCGATGCTTTAGTGATCCAATCTATGGATGGCTCTGTGTGCTTATCATTGCATGAAGATAAGGCGGTTTTAGATGCACCAAAATTTATCTCTAATGCCCCAGAAAATGAGTTTAACGGCAATGTGATTATCAATGGCAATCATGAGGTTAATGGTAACAGTGACTCAAATGGCGGCACGATGAAGCATAACGGCAAAGATATCGGGTCTACACATAAACATGACAAAGTCCAAAGAGGTGACAGCAATACAGGAGAACCCGTATGAGGACATTTAATGTCAACAGTAATAACGACATCCACATTGGTAATGATGGAAATTTGTCGATTGTGAGTGGTGAACGGGCATCAGAAAAACGTTGCGAACATTACGCGAAGGCACTACGCGGAGAAATGCTGCATAAGTTGGACTTGGGTATTCCGTATTGGAAAACTACGTTTGGACGGCAAGCCGATATTTCGCTGTTTGAATCTGCGTTCCGTGACCGTATGCGTGAACTTAATGATGTGATATCGGTGGTGTCGTTTTCGGCTTCGTTGACGGATAACACGCTGAAATACACTGCGGTGATCCAAACGATTTATGGGGAGATAACGCTTAATGGCTGATTATCAATTTATTACCTCGCAAGGGGCTATCGTTCCCGACACAAGTACATTGCGTGATGATGTCGAAAACGAATATAGAAGCGTGTTTGGTCAGGACTTAGATGTTAATCCTGAAACCCCACAGGGTGCTCTGATCACCATGGAAGTGGAGAACCGAGATGCTGTTGCACGCAACAATGCCGAATTAGCCAATCAGATTAACCCCGATTTAGCTGGCGGCATTTTTCTCGATGCAATCTGGGCGCTGATGGGGGGACAACGTTTTGATGCGACGCACTCATTTTTAACGCAGGTTAAGTTTAGCGGTGTCGCCGGTACCATTATCCCTAAAGGTTCACAGGCAACGACACGGGGCGGTGATCTTTTTGAAACGACCAAAACCTTAATTTTAGGTAAAGACGGTACCGCTACAGGCGATATGCGTTCTCTTGAGACTGGTGCAATTGAATGTGGTGCTGGACAGCTTGATAAAGTGGCCAGTTCAGTGCTTGGTTGGGAAACCGTGAATAACCCGACCTCTGCGTCGTTAGGGCGAACTGAAGAGTCTGATTTGCATGCCAGACGCAGACGCAAACAAACACTGGCCAGAAATACGGTAAGTGTCGGCGAGGCGATTACATCAGCACTTTATGAGTTGGAAGGCGTGCGTTCTTTGGTATTTAGAGAGAACTATGGTGATACACCAGTCATTATCGACGGGATCACCTTAGTGCCTCATAGCGTTTACGTTTGTGTTGAGGGTGGCGATAAGAATCAGATCGCTCAATCTTTACTGAGAACCAAAACACTCGGTGCAGCCTTTAACGGCAGTGAAGAAGTTGAAGTACTGGAGAACATTAGCGGTCAAACGTACCCCGTGAAATTTGATAGAGCAAAAGAAATCGTGTTGTTTTGCCGGGTGACAGTAAAAAAAGCCACGGTAGATGCACAAACTATTATTCCCAAAGCGGTCGAGTCTTGGGCTAACGGTGATGTGGAGGGAGACGGCGGTTTAGTGGTTGGGCGTGATGTTTCTCCCTTTGAAATTTCAGCCGGTATTAATACCGTAGAGCAAAGACTGTTTATTACACGCGTGGAGCTTTCAACAGATGGTAAATCGTGGTCTTCTGATAACTTCACGATAAAGCTGAATGAAGTGGCTCGTATAAAAGGCAGTGCTGTACAAGTGGTGATCGTATGAAATCAGTACAATCATTTGATTTTCATTCGGATTTATTGAAAGCCATTCTTTGGCAATATGAAGATGCGGATAGCTTAAAGGCGTTAGCCGGTTACAAAGCCGCTTACTTTGACAAATCAACTGTGCAGTTTTGGCGCAACTGGTACCGTGATGTCTTTAATATCGATACCGCGAATGAATTCGGTCTTAATATCTGGTCACGCATTCTTGATGTACCTCTTGGGATTGATGTCCCACCTAGCGATAAAGCAAAAGTGGGGTTTGGTTTTGGCAAAAAGAAAGCCAATTTCAAAGCTAACTTCCGGCGAAACTCAGATTACACACTAGCACTGACGGTTGAGCAAAAGCGGCTAATTATCCGCATGCGTTACTTCAATCTCACGCAAAGCCCCACAGTGACCAATATCAATGAGTTCTTGATGCGCTTCTTCTGGCGAGAAGACAGCAAAGTCTTTGTCTTAGACCCGTTAGACATGACGTACATGTATTACGTCTTCAACTACAACCCTGATGAGCGTTTAAGGCTCTTGCTAGAAAACTTCGACCTTATGCCTCGCCCATCGGGTGTTGGCGTCAAATATCGCATTGTGACGAAGAAATCCTTCGGTCACGGAAAATTCCGTAAAAACTTCCTGAGCAGTAATTTCGGAGCATAAAACAAATGACTAAAACCTTTAAAGTCCCCTTTGCAACACAAGGGGATCGAACTTCTATACCTGATGAAGTCCAAGCCGATGGCGCCGTGTCTTACGCGCAAGGCTATGGATATGACTATGAGCGTGACCAAGTATCAGACCCTGCAGCTAAAGATATCGAACGTGAAAAAATGAACGGAATTTTTCACGATATCACTGAAGCAGTTGGGGAAGTTCAAAATTACGGCTTTCCTAAATGGGCGGAAGAAGGCAAGCCTTATCCTATTAGAGCTATTGTTTATCATAAAAACAAAGTATGGCAGTCCAAAGTTGAAAATAACGAGCTTGAGCCCGTTGCTGGCGCTCAGTGGGCTGAATTAAAAGCTGATTTAACCGCAGGCGATATTAACGTTTATAACAAGACAGAATCAGATAAACGGTTCCAGCCATTAGGCAATTACCAAGCTGCGGGTTATAGCTACTCTAAAGCCGAATCTGACACCAATTATCAACCCAAAGGCAACTACGCTCCTGCTGCTAACTACGCAATGAAAGGTGATAGCTACACGAAAGCGGAGGGCGATGGTCGATACCAGCCAAAAGGTAGTTATCAGCCAGCAGGAAACTACGCGGTAAAAGGTGAAAGCTATACTAAATCGGAAGAAGACGGTCGATTTCAACCCAAAGGAAACTATGCCCCTGCGGGTAATTACGCTAGTGCAGATTACTTCGCTCAAATCGGTACTTATTCAATGATGGAAAGTCCGAATCACAGATATCGTCTTGTAATTCATAATGATGGGAGAGTGTCGGCACATGATAATACAAATGGCGGCGCTGCAATTATTGGGTTTTCATCCAGCGGTGAAATGACAGTAGGCTCAGTTCCAGCGAGTCGTGTTACGGGGCTTGTTGTTAACGAGTTGGGGCAATCTACAACTCAAGTCATAAGTCAGAAAACAGCAACCAATTCATTCGCATTAAGTGAGTTTTTTGGCTCAGGTTTTACTGATTCATGGATGAAAACACCAAATAAGAAAAACTTTATTCAAATCCTAGATAGTGGAACTATCAATATTGTCAGTGATGGGAATTACAATTTTACGATTTCACCACAAGGGGAAATTACGAATGGGAGTATAAATGCAACAAGAGTTACGGGATTGTTTAGTGAGTGTACTGATGTCACATCACAACGCTCACGCGGAACTACATACACAAACCCAAATAATAAACCGTTGTTTGTCAGCATTTCATTCGGAAATACCAACGGTGATTTAATTGCCACCGTGAATGGAGCTATTGTTTATAGCACAAGCAATACATCAGGCGGGGTTACGAGAATGAGTGCATTTTTCATTGTTCCTCCGAGAGGAACATATAAAGTTGAATCGCCAGTTGGGTTTAACCTGTGGTCGGAGTGTGCATAATGAAAATGACATATTACAAAAATAAAAAAACAGCAGAAGTGTTTGCTTATGATGATAAGCAGTTATCACAAGTTGCTCGATTGATTGAACTTGAAGCGCTAATCAAAGAATCTGAGCCAAAAGCCAGAGAGGCTAGTAATAACTTACAGCAAGCAGAAATTGAGCTTAAAAATGCACATGAAAAGCTTGCTGAAACAATCAAAAATGAAGCAGAAGAAAGCAGTATTTTAGCGTTAGAAGCTAATGCGAATGAAGCGGCAGAAAAACATAACAAAGCATTGGTTGAATTCGATATTGCTGCATCTCAATATAGATCGCTAAAAGATGAATATGACGCAATTCCACTCGGTTTTTTTGATATTCGTGAAAACATTAATGTCACACAAAAGATGACAGCAAAAGAAGTAGATGCACATATCAATCCGCCGAAATCGAAAGAGCAATACATCGCAGAAGCAGAGCAGAAAAAACAGTCACTTTTAGCAGAAGCGAATATTGCAATTGCGCCGCTGCAAGATGCTGTTGACTTAGAGATGGCTACTGACGAAGAAATTGCATTATTGAAAGAATGGAAGAAATATCGCGTTCTATTGAATCGTGTTGATACTTCACTAGCGCCAGATATTGAATGGCCTCAGCAACCACACTAATTCACGTAATTTGATAAAAATCATAACTAAAAGCGTTTCTCATTTTCAGTGAAACGCTTTTTTATTTTACGCGACGTGCTTCAGCGCCAGAGATTAGTTGGTCATAAAGTATATAATCGTGCAATTAGTATTGTGAGCCCTTGAGAATGGGAGCCCACAACTTAAGTTGGTTAATTAAAATATTTATCCAATAATAATTTTCCAACATAGTCAGCGCCCTGAATTGATAAGTGAACGGAATCTGAATATATTGGATTTCCATTATTATCAGTCAACTGGCATTGCTGGTTAACGCACAGAGCATCATAGGGATCTATAAAAAAAACATTTTCATATGATTTTAAACCTTCTTTAATCTTTAGGTTTAATTTGTTTTCTTCAGTATTAAAATGTGTAGTGCAAGAATCCTTACCGATTAGTTTATTTATTGGTAAGGACGCCCTTGACATACATTCGTAATATGAGTACGCATCATTTTTTGGGGGTAACCCAATAATATAATAATTCCTGTTATTACCTCCTTTTTTTATTATTTCTTCTATTATATTCATTGAAACTGATTCTGAAGATACCTCATTGCCATTTTTTTTATTTTTTAAAGTGTATGAGTCCCAATTCTGTGAATATATAACGTCATCAGCTTGGTTTGATTGCATTGCATCAATGAGATTGTTATACCTCTGATTACATACGCTTTTATGGTATTCTCCTCCATGTATACTTAAATAATTTTCAGAGGAAAAACAACCATCAGTAAAAACTGTTGTAAAACTAATGTTTTTATTTGATAAGTAATTGGAAAATTGCCTTGAGAAGCTATCTCCTGATATTATTATTTTTCGTTCTGAATTTTTATTGTATTCATGGGCTATCCCATCACCATCATAACCAGTTCCACCATAAAATTTTTCATGATATTCGGCGGTGCTATATTGAAATTGTTCAGGAACTCTATTTTTTAAACCATTCAATGATATTAAATAAGATATTCCCAATAAAAGTATAAATAATATTAAGTGGGTAAGTTTAAATTTTCTTTTTGATTCAATTAAATTGAATAGCAAAAATGAAAAAATAATTACAAGTATAAAATAGGTTGCAAAATTTAACTTAACATTTATTGTATTTATAATAACCAATAGCGACCAATGTATTAGATATATAGAGTATGAATATTTACCAATAAATTGCAGTGGTGGTAATGAAAATAAAGAGTTCTTACCTGATAATATGCATAAATATGTACCAGTAACAGGTAGTAAAGCCATATACCCAGGCCAAAAATCATTCTCACTTACTACAAAAAATGACGTAATAATTAAAACTAATCCTATTAAAGTAACTGCTTGTTTTATGGTGTTTTTTGTCCTCAAGGGGTAAATAAATGCTAACCCTCCAAGCATAAGTTCCCATGCTCTCGTGGGAAGCATGAAGTAAGAGAAAGAGGGGTTATATTTTGATATATATAGAGATACAATAAATGAAATCAGAAATATAACAAAGCATACATATTTAATCTTTTTTAAAGAAATTATCTTTTTTAGAAAAATTAGTATGGCGGGGTAAATAAGATAAAATTGCCACTCAACAGATAATGACCAAGTATGAAGTAGCAGTTTTTTGCTAGAGTTAATGTCAAAATATCCAGACTCTAACCAATATGCTATATTTGATGTAAATAAAAGGCTAAAAAATGAGTGCTTGCCAAGCATTTGGTAACTCATTGGTTCTAAAAATAAAAAACCAAAAAATAAAAGGCATGCGATTAAAACCATCAATGCTGGAATGATTCTTTTTATTCTAGAATATAAAAAATCTTTATAGCTAAAATTGTTATTTTCCATACCTCGAAAAATAATTGATGTCATCAGATATCCAGAAATGACAAAAAATACATCCACACCAGAGAACCCTCCAGTTAACCAATTGCTGTTATAGTGAAAAATCACAACAGCAAGAACGGCGATAGCTCTTAACCCGTTTATATCTTTTCTAAATACTTTGTTATTCATACTATATTTATTAAATGTGCAATGTGTTAAATGTGATGCGCATACTAGCAAGGTAGGTATTAGAGTACAAATAAAATATCAAGCCTTTTCAACATTCAATTTATATCTGTCTCAGTGCCGCTAATAGTTAGTGATTGTAACGAACTCATGGAGATACGCAAATTCAATGGGCCGAACCGGTCACCAATCCTTTTTATAATTTGTTCCTGCAGGGCGTTACGAGTTTTGTCAGAAGGCTTTTGCTTTGATTCTTTATCAAAGAGAATTTCAATGCGTGGCATAATGTAACCTCTCATTTAACTGTTAATATAAACAGTGTATTTATATGCAGTAAATTGTGAAATTGCAAATCTTAGTTGACCCAAAAAACATTCCCCAAAACTATTTATCACTACGATATAAATCAACATGTTATATGTATAATTGAATCGTTTAAAACCATAAAAAATAAAGTTTAAATTTATTTAAAATCAATGTGATAGAGTTTAATTGGGGATATACTGCTGCGCCATATGGGTTGGACTGAAGCGGCAGACTTAATCGTTAAAGGTATGGAAGGCGCAATCGCGGCTAAGACTGTAACTTACGATTTCGAACGTCAATTAGAAGGCGCTAAATTACTGAAATGTAGCGAATTCGGCGACGCAATCATTAAACACATGTAA